GCTCAGCCACCAACATCAGCGAGGAGCTGCGCCGGTACACCGGCCGAGTCGGACTCGGAGACCGTGTGCGCGCCGAGCAGCTGCGTCTGGTCCAGGTGGCCATCAACCGCGAGCTCGCCCGCACCTGGCGGCTCATCGGTGACGAGGTGCAGGCCCGCCAGCTGGAGGCGGCGGCGCTTGGCGCGGAGACCATCCTCCGGGAGAGCACCGTGCTGCGGGAGGTCCTGCCTGCCGCCGACTACGACACGCTCATCACCGCCGCCCGCGAGCAGGCTTCCCGAGGCATCGTTACGTTGCACGAGCGCGTCTCTGGGTCGTCGTACATCCCGCTCGCGGAGCAGGTCTACCAGACCGGCGCCGTCGTGACCGGCAAGGTCGGCGAGATCGTCGAGAACGCCCTGGCCCGAGGAGCTTCGGCCCGCGATCTGGCACGCGACGTCCGAGCCTTCGTGAACCCGAACACGCCCGGCGGTGCCCGGTACGCCGCCATGCGGCTCGCCCGGACCGAGATCAACAACGCCTTCCACGCCAGCCAGGTCCGAGAGTCGCAGGAGTCCCCCTGGATCACCCGGGTGAAGTGGAACCTCTCCGGCTCACACCCGCGTCCGGACGCCTGCAACGAGTACGCCGAGCAGGTGCACGTCGACGGCTGCCCGGCGGGGGAGTGGGACCCCGGCGAGGTCCCGGCCAAGCCACACCCCAATTGCCTGTGCTTCACGACGCCCGTGACCCCCGAGCGGGACGAGTTCATCCGGCAGTTCCGAGCTGGGGCGTACGACGCCCGGCTGGAGGAGCTCCACCCTGGTCTCCGCCTCTGACGTTCAATCGAGGCGCGATCCGGAATCTGTGGCGTGTTCAGGTATCCTGACGTGCAGACAGACGTTCCGAACGACCAGGAGGTCACGGAGATGATGGGGCAGAGCCTCGCGGGAGCCGCAGTGAGCGGCAAGTTCGCCACCAACCTCTCGGAGGAGAGTCGAGCCGCGCTGGAGTCCGGCGACCTCGGCAAGCTCTTCGAGATCAACCGAGCTCGCTTCGGCGGGCTCCAGATGAAGGCGGACGACGACGCCGCCGACGACGACGACACCTCGGACGAGGATGACGACGACGCCGACGACGACGCGGATGACGACGAGGACGACGAGGACGACGACGAGCCGTCCGAGGCGGACAAGCGCATCCAGGAGCTGAGTGCGGAGGCCAAGAAGAAGCGCCTCCGCATCCGGGAGCTCAAGGCCGCGAACAAGAAGCTCCAGGAGGAGCTCGACGCGGCCAAGAAGGGCAAGAAGACCGACGACAGCGACGACACCGAGGACGAGTCCACGGGTCAGCTGAAGAAGGACTTCGAGACCATGCTCTCGGCCAACGAGCAGCTGCGGATCCAGCTGGCCTTCGTGTCGAACACGAAGCACCAGTGGAAGGACCCGGAGGCGGCTCTGAAGCTCGCTGACCTGTCCGACGTCGAGATCGACGACGACGGCCAGGTCGAGGGACTGGACGAGGCGCTCGAAGAGCTGGCCAAGTCGAAGCCGTACCTGCTGGCCGAGTCGAAGTCCGAGGACGACGACGAGGACGACGAGGACGGCGACGACAAGCGCAAGCGTCGACGCAAGGTCGGACAGCCCACCGGCGGTCGCAAGAAGGGCAACCCGAACCGCGACAGCCTGGTCAAGAAGTACCCGGCTCTGAACCGCTGAGCACCCGCTCTCGGTTTGCACTCACTGAAGGGATCATCGTCGTGGCACGCTTCGACAAGTACGACCCGATCTCCGGTGGCTTCCGTGCGCCCCTGAACTTCGACGTCGCCTCGGGTGACGTGGGCAAGATCATCGGTGTCGGTCTGAACGCCAACGGACGCATCGTGAAGGGCGCGGGCAACACCGGCGTCCGGGGCGTCATCTGCCCCACCCAGCCCATGGCGGCTGGCGACATCATCGACACCATGACGTCCGGCGAGATCGTCGACGTCACGGGCCTCGCGGCGGGCACGGTGTACTACACCGCCGCCGCCGACGGCGCCGTGTCCACCACCAACACCGGGACCCACGTGGGCCACACCGTCGAGGCCGAGCGCCTCGTCGTGCGCGTCCGCCCGACGGTCGCCGCCTGAGAGGGGAAGGTCATCTCATGAGCACCTCGACCATGTTCGAGAAGTCGCTGTACGGCATGCCGTTCGCGACCAGCGCCATCCCCAAGCGGGGCATGGAGCTCATCGACTACCGCCAGCTCGGGCTCATCATGCCCGTGGCCGGTGGCTCGAAGGGCTACAACGCCGCCGGTGACACGCTGACGCAGACCGCCGACGGTCGCGACCTGAACGACATCTGGAACGAGTTCCAGTCGACGGTCGCCATCGCCAACGAGCAGCGTCAGCGCCTCATCGAGCTGCTGACGTTCGACGTCACCAGCCCGATCGAGGACGTCGCGCAGTTCGGCTCCGAGGACTTCGAGGAGGCGTCGGAGTTCGGCGTCCCGAAGGCCATCCGTCCCGACGCGGACATCCTGTCGCTGGGTTACACCTTCAAGTGGTACGACCTGGCGCAGCGGTTCACGTGGCAGTTCCTCGCCGAGGCGAACGCGTCCCAGGTCGAGACCATCAACCAGATGGCGCTCGACGCGGACAACCGCCTCATCTTCCGCGAGGTCATGCGCACGCTGTTCCGCAAGGACAACCGCAACGCGACCATCAAGGGCCAGAACTACACGGTCTTCAGCTTCTGGAACGGCGACGGCACCGTGCCGCCGACGTACAAGAGCAACACGTTCCCCGGCAGCCACACGCACTACCGCACCAGCGGTGCCGCGACCGTGACCTCGGGGGACCTCGACGAGATCATCGACGACTTCAAGTCGCACGGGTACTCGGCCGAGAACGGGACCACGATGTTCGCGCTGGTGAACGTCACCGAGGCCAACACGATCCGGGGCTTCCGGTTCGCCAACGGCGCCCGGTACGACTTCATCCCGGCTCAGGGCCAGCCCGGCCTGATCCTGCCCCAGTCGTTCGAGCTGGTCAACGGCCAGCAGGCGGCGTCGACCTTCCGTGGCCTCAACGTCATCGGCAAGTACGGCGACCTCCTGATCATCGAGGAGGACTACACGCCCCCGGGCTACGTGGTCGCCCTCGTGTCGGGCGGCGAGGCCAACATGAACAACCCGATCGGCTTCCGTCAGCACGCGAACCCGAACCTGCGCGGTCTCCGCCTGGTCAAGGGTCGCGACAACGACTACCCGCTGATCGACTCGTACTACGCCCGTGGCTTCGGCACCGGCGTCCGCCAGCGTGGCGCCGGTCTCGTGATGCAGATCACGGCCAGCGGTACCTACACGGCCCCGAGCCAGTACGCCTGAGGAGGCTGACATGGTGCGCGAGCTGGACCTGAGCAAGCCGCTCTCGGCGGAGGACGTCGAGCACCTGCGGTCGCGTTACTCCGACGCCTACGTCGACCGCATGGTCGCGCTGGCCGGGGGCGCCGAGGAGCTGGAGGAGGTCGACGAGTCGCAGAACGGCGACGAGACGGCCGACGAGGGCTCCGAGGGCACCGACCCCCAGGGCGAGGGCTCGGAGGACGCGGACGGGGCCGACGAGGGCTCCTCGGAGGACGACGAGGTGGAGGACGACGAGTCCGACGCCGACGAGTCCGAGGAGGACCTCCTGGGCGAGGTGGCCGAGCCCACGTCGTACGACCCCACCGAGAAGACCGTCAAGGAGGTCCAGGCCGAGCTCGACAAGGTCTCGGACGCCGACTTCGCGGTCATCGTGGAGCGGGAGAAGGACGGCCGAGGCCGCTCCAGCATCCTGAACTACAAGAAGAGCTGACACGCCAGCCCTGAGGGAGGCCCGAGTCCGGAACACGGGCTCGGGCCTCCTTCGTTCATGAGGAGCATCCCATGGCCACACCTGAGCAGATCGTGGAGCTTCGGCTCCTGATCGACGAGCCCACCGACGAGTCGTACACCGACGCCGTGCTCGCCGTCCGCATCGAAGAGGCCCCCAGTGTCCGCACCCTGGCGTCGTCCATCTGGCGCGAGAAGGCGGCGCGCTACGCCGGGCTCGTCGACATCAAGGAGGGCAACTCGGACCGCAAGCTGTCCCAGCTGTACTCCAACGCCCTGTCCATGGCCAGCTCGCTGGCGCTGGACGACTCCGGCCAGGTCGTGCGCAAGCGCGTCACGCGGACCCGAGCGATCGAGCGTCCGTGATGCTCGACCTCACCACCAACCGTCGGCTGACCCGGGCGTTCATCGCGGTCCGCCCGGTCCAGCTCGTCCTCACGCCCTACGCCCGTCAGCGCACGTCCTCGGGTGGCTTCGACCTGGTGAAGCAGCCCAACCGCGTCCCCCAGACCATGACGATCATCGAGAGCTCCGGCGTCGGCGGGCTGCCCCGTCCGACCGCGACCCTGGACGGCGCGGAGCGGCGGGTGGAGTTCCAGCTCCTCGGGTACCACGACGCCATCATTGCAGTGCGAGACCGCTTCACCCACCAGGACAAGGAGTGGGAGGTCGTGGAGGTCTTCTACGACAACGAGTACGAGCGCCGGGCGCTGGTGTCGGCTCGTGGTTGACAAGATGCACTTCTCGTTCAACGGCGACGCGCTCGCCGGAGCGGTGAAGCGCATCGACAACCAGGTCGACCGGGGCATGGCGGCGGCGGCGCACTACCACTCGGCTCGGGCCCAGGGCTACGCCCGCGCGAACGCCCCGTGGACGGACCGCTCGACCAACGCCCGCAACGGGCTCTTCGCCAAGGTCAACCGGCGCGGACCCGGCTCCTACCAGATCGTCCTGTTCCACACGATGCCGTACGGTGTGTGGCTCGAGATCAGGTGGTCCGGCCGCTACGCCATCATCCGGCCTACCATCGACCACGAGGGTCCTGAAGTCATGAGGACCGTGAGCCAGCTCTTCGGGAGCATGTAGAGAGGAACCGACCATGTCCAACACCCGCAAGCCCGCCGACCAGAGGGCCCGCATCCGCCAGCTCGTCGCCGACGCCGAGGCGCTCGACATGCGCCGCCAGAAGCAGATCGCGAACCAGGCGGCGTCGATCAACCGGCTGCTCGACGACGGCTCCTACGACGGCTCCTACGACGGCGAGATGAAGGCGCTGCACGAGCAGCTCGCGGCGGTCGAGGCGGAGCTCCAGACGATGAAGGACGAGCGCGAGCGGTTCGTCGCCACGCTGCAGAACGGCATCCAGGTGGCGCGAGCTGGCCAGGAGGGCTCCTGATGCCTGCCCGAGCTGCGCTGTACGACCTGCTCTCCGCTGACCCGGAGCTGCAGGCGCTCGGCCTGGAGGCGGTCTACCCGAAGGGAGCGGTCGATACGCCCCCGGAGACCGTCTGGCTCGTCATCACCCACGACCCCCGGACCCCGGCCTTCGGGAACCGGGGGTCGGAGCGGGTCTCGTTCTGGGTTTACGACCGGGGCTCCCAGGACTACGCCAAGGCGATCGATCCGATCATCGAGCGGGTCAAGAGGATCCTCAGCGACGCGACCCACGTCTCTGGGTCCGACGGAGCGACCCTCACGACGGCCACGTGGGCGGGCGACGGTCCGGACCTCATGGACGTCGACGTGAATGCGCTCACTCGCTGGACAGACTTCACCGTCGTCTCGAGATATGATGACGGGGAATCGAACCCCTAGAGGAGGGTGTGATCATGGCGAACGCCAAGGACCAGGGCTCGGGCGACTCCAGCTCGACGTCCACCACCGAGAAGGTCGTCACCTACGTGGGGACGGCCGACCAGCGCGTCATCGAGGCCAAGGACTGGGCCAAGGTCGGCGCCGAGGGGCAGGGCAAGGTCGTCTGGTCTCGTGCCAACGGCTACACCGTGCCCGTCAAGGAGCTGTCGAAGGAGGCCGTCGCCTACCTGGACATGGTGGACGCGGGCTTCGTCGTCAAGGACGCCTGACCAGCATGGAGATCCGCTGCACCAACAAGAAGCACGGCGAGCTCGAGGACGGAGTCTTCGAAACGACGTGCAACAGCCGCTTCTGCGGTGCTGGTGCAGGGGTCGTCGTGCTGCACGGCTTCAACGTGGCGAGCGGTGAGCTCGTCTACACCAGGAAGTTCAAGAACCCCAGAAAGGGGAAGGCACCATGCCTCTGAGCACCACGCCGCTTCCGTACGGTCTGCGTGACATCAAGCTCACGTCGTACACCACGGACGCGGCCACCACGCTGGCCAACACGGCAGTCGATCTGCCCTACGCCCGGACGCTGTCCTTCAGCGAGGCCGAGGAGTTCACCGAGCTGCGCGGCGACGACCAGGTCGTCACCACGCGCGGCCAGGGCGCTTCGGTCGAGTGGGAGTTCGAGTCCGGCGGTCTGCCGCTCGACGCCCTGAAGGTCATCGCCGGTGGCACCGTCACCGAGACCGGCGTCTCGCCCAACATCAAGAAGACGTACGCGAAGAGCAACACCAGCTCGCGCCCGTTCTTCAAGATCGAGGGCCAGGCCATCTCGGACTCCGGCGGCGACCTGCACTGCGTCATGGACCGCTGCCGCGCCACCGGCAACATCGAGGGCGAGTTCAGCGACGGCGAGTTCCTGCTCACGTCGGCCTCGGGCGTCGCCCTGCCGTCGGCGATCGCGTCGCGTGACGGCGTGATCTACGAGTTCGTCCAGAACGAGACCACCACCGCGATCGCCTGATCCAAGGCGATCACCTACTAGGGCAAAGGAGCACCAGGATGCCGCCCACC